AGTCGGGCACCCGCGCGGTCAGTGGTTTTTAACTGCTGCCCGCGCACCGGGGCTTCGGCCCCATGGTATGCTTTTGTGTACCTTTTTATATTTGTTTTTAATTTCTCTACAACTATTTTTAAATAATAAATAATTGCTGGTTTAATGCCAGTTCGATTGACAATTGTCACTTTTTAAACGTTTCAATGGCCCGAACTAATAGAAGACGTTTTAATGCGAAGAAGGACCGTACTATCGGTCTCAAAAACGCTCGTGATCTCAAAGCGGCGGGCGAGGAAGGTCGCGAGGATTATGATGTTGAATCCCGCGCCCCCCGCCCCCCTCGTGATCGTAACGGGGACGATTTCGTTTGTGAGAAACCTAAACCCACCCGCACCGTTCAGATCGGTGTCGTTCGTGGTGGTAAGCTCTCTCGCACCGATAACACAGGTCGTGTCACTGTCGCTAGTGACCACTTCCGTAAGCCGTCCTCCGTTTCTTGGCCCGCGTTTCACGCCACTCTTGAAAGAGTGCGCGAGAACGCCAAGAAGGGCACTATTCTTCATGCTCGCCATGGTCGTGCGACGACGCGCGAGTCTGAAGTCGCCAATCTTAAGGACTTCCTGGAGGAACAACTGTTGTTCTCGGTGACAGTCCGTTGGTGCGGCAATAAGGGCCAACGTCAACGGAAGAAATATTTGAAGGATCTTGGCAAATCTCTCAATTCCAGTACGGAATGCGTCATTGTCCCTGACAATGGGCCTTTCCCTACCGTGGTTTTTCCTTGGCGTGTTGTCGCGCTTCCTACCTCGTCCTCGCATTCGTCGTTCTCTTGGGCTGATGTTTTCACCTCTGAGTTGGACCATGCTCGCGTTCGGAGGGAGAAGCGTGCCACTTCCGCTACTGCTGCCCCTATCCCCGGTACTTACCTGGGGGGCGCAGCGGACTTTGGCGCCGACCTTTTCGGAGACATGGGGACCTTTTTCGAACTCTTTGGCGACGTCGTTGGCGCTACGCTGATCGACGCCATGAAAGAGTACGGACCCGTCTTGTTGAGCGCGCTCTCTGAGTGCTATGCTCTCTCCTGTGTTGACCCCCGATATCGTGCCCAGTATGTGCTCACCCGCGTATCTTCGTTCGTGGTGATGAGCTCTAAAGGGCGAGCAACGGCGGCGAAGCTTTTCACCTCTCTGGTGTCGTGCTCCGCTGTCGCTGCTGTCATGTCGGCGGTGTCCTCTCGGTCTGAGTGGTCGACCAAGTATCTAGGGTGCAGCGATCAGGCCGCCAAGATTGCAGAGATGTTTTCTGCGGTGCGTGATTCTGTGGGTCATGGTACGGTCGTCAGCGCCATGTTGGCTATCGTCGCGGCTCTCTGGGCTCTCAAGAATGTTGAGTCCGTTACGTCTGAGATTATTCCCACGTTGTGCTCTCTCATGACTCGTTCTGTTGGGGTGACGCCTCTTGGTACCATCACCGATATCGTTAAGACCTTGGTAGATACGGTCCCGGTGGTTGTTGCCGCTGTGGCTACCGCCATCACCACTCGTTCCCTGGCCCCTCTTCTCCATCGAGAGCCTGGTCTATTTGAGGAATACGTCGTGATCAAGACTGCTCATGACCTGCACCTCACCGGGACGTATCCGAACCATTTGTTTCAGACGCACAAGGGGTACGTGCAAGCCGTGTCGGCTTTAGAGCGCAAGTTCGCCGATGCAGTGGCCACGAAGTATCCCCCGCGGGAGGTCTCCCAGCATCGCGCGACTGTGGCGCAAATGTACTCCGAGGCCGTCAATAGCCTCGCGGGAAAGTTTCGTGCCGCTCCCTTCTCGTGGTGTCTGACCGGTGGGTCTGGTATCGCCAAGTCATCCCTCAACAAGTGGCTGTATGAAAGGTGTTACCAGGCTATCCATGGCACCCAGTTGTCCCCAGACGAAGTGTATACCCACATCAGCGGATCCAAGTTTGCGGCTGGCTTGTCCAACCACACTCGGGTCGCTGTGCTCGACGACTTGGCTCAGGGCAAGGCTTCTCAAGGGGTGTCCATTTCGAATCCCACCCAGGACATCATTGACATTATCAATAATGTCATGTCTCCTTCTAACCAGGCTGACCTGCCTCGTAAGGGGAAGGTGTTCTGGTTGGTCGACCTGGTTGGTATCACAACCAACATCCCGTCTCTTACATCTGAGCTCCACTCCAATGCTCCCGAGGCCATCCTGCGGCGTGTTGCCTGGTTCATCAGTGTCACGGTTAAGCCTGAGTATCTTGAGGAGGGCGGTGTTTCCATCGACAAGAGCAAGTTCCCACCTCCGTGCGAGGTTCCTATCCCGGACATGTGGAAGTGTGTCGTGTATCGGCACTCTCCGTGTCCGCAAAGTGAGGACGTTGCCGGCCACAGGGTCATTCGTGCTCCGGGTTGCCCTCCCGATGGCTGGGATATTTACCAGACTTTGGAATTTATGGAGGAGGAGTCCAAGAAGCACATTGAGCACCAGAACACTCTTGTTCGGGCTCATTCGAACCAGGGTCATTCTACCATGTCCGTGGAGGACCTGCGTGGCGCGGCTCGCGCTTACCAAAGTCCTCCTTCCGTGGTTCCCGCCGCCTCGGACTTGCCCGGCGGCGACCCCGACACACAGGTTGAGGCCGGCGTCGAGGAAGAGAAGGGCGACGGCACCCCTCTCCTTCCCGCTGTTCGTCTAGGGTTCCCGTCTCTCGGGGAACTTGGGAGGTACGCGGGTCTTCCTGCCCCTGGCCTTCCCCGCCGCACTACCGTTGCCGCGGGCGCACTTGCTGTTGCCTCCATTGCTGCGGCCTGTTATGGCGAGCGGGCGTCCGCCGTAGGCCTTGGAGTCGCCTCCTACTGCACATTGTCCGTTGCGCGACGCGTGCGGGCTGTGCGGGAGAATTTGTTGTCGGCCGCTAGGAAGGCCGGCGCGGGCATTGCCGCCATCGCTGCCTTCGTGGCGTGGCTCATATTCCGCAAGCCGCGTGCCCCTAGGGCCGTCCCACTTGGTGTGGCGGAATTCTTCGAGCCCCCACAGGAGATTGTTGGGCCTCCTGCCACAATCATTCAGGCTTCCTCTACCATAGATGGCCTGCATAACACGCTTGGTCGTGCGCAGCGGGCCTGTGTGTTTAAGTCTGGCAATGCGTCCTCCTTTGCGGTAGTGCTTCCGTTGATGACGGGTTTTGCGATGTGCAATTACCACACGATCGCCCCTATCCTCGATGAGGCCAGGCGCACCGGTCAGTTCACGGCGACCCTCACGTCTGTCAACGACAAGCTTTCCTCTACCCACACCATGTCGATCGACGATCTGTGGTGCCCCGATCCCGCGACGAAAGATCTGGCGTTCTTCCGGTACAAGGGTAAGAGCGAGGCCGATGTTCGCGATTACTTCATGACGGAAGAGTGGGACCGTGCCATTGGCTCTACAGGTTCCATTCCAGCGTCGGAGTCGCGCGTCACGGTTACGCGGACTGAATTGAGGGTGAAGGCGCTGATCGATCCGGCACCCGGGAGAGTCCGTGTTATGTCGGTCCAGACGCACGGGCGTCCTCGTAAGCGTGCCGTGTCTTTTCCGGATGGGCGGCGCGTGATGATTGCGTTGGACCATTTGGACCATGCCGTGGGCGGGGACTGTGGTTCCACTCTTATCATGTCGGTTTCCAACGCCGGGTCCAACGGAACGTTTGCCGCTGGCATCCTTTCGGGTATTAGTCAGCTCGGTGACCAGTCCAAGTTGATCTTCGAGCCGGTTACCAGGGAAATAATCGCCGAAGCCGTGAGTGTTCTGTCGAACGTCCGCCCGCTTGGCCATGAAGTCTTTGGCACTGCTGAGCACCTCGTGTTGTCCGAGCGCCTCCACTCCGGTCTTCCCCTCTCTGCTCCTGGTGTTAAGGCCCTTGGGTCGCTTGTTGGTCGCGATGGCCCTGAGAAGGGTAGGAACAACAAGTCGGTGTGCACGTTCGTGTCCCAGCTGTCCTACGGCAGGTTCGAGGGTGGTTATCTTGACGCGTTCCTTGGCCCTCTTAAGCACGGCATCCCTCCTCGACCGCGAGATGCTGGCCATTTCGCGAACTGTCTGGCGCGCATGGTCAAGCATGGGCAAGATGTCCCTCCGGACATTCTGCAAGCTGCTCAAGACGACCTTACCACCCAATGGGTGCGACGGATCGCGGATGTTCCGGCGAAGCTCAGGCCCCTCTCGTTGTTCGAGGCGTTTAACGGCTCCGCGGAAATCAAGCCTCTTCCCTTGAACACTGCTGCTGGTCCCGGGATAAAGGGGAAGAAGCGAGACCACGTAGTGGAGGCGTGCACGTTGGATTGCGAATTATCGGCTTGTTCTCGCTTTCACCCTTCACCTGAAGACCACCAGTTTCCGGGCCGCGTTAACTATGTGCCCGACCCTGGGTTCCTCCGTGGGGTGCACGCCATGGAGACTAAGCTCCGCGAGGACCCTGAGGGTGCCGCTGTTTTCGCGGCCAATCTCAAGGACGAGCCAATCGACGTTCACAAGAAGAAGATTCGCGTTTTCTTCGTGGGGATGACTGCGTTTAACGTGGCGGTTCGGAGGTGGTTGTCTCCGCTTTTTGCG